CCTCTACCTCGTCGACCACCACGACCTCGACCAAAACGACGCGCTACATATGGTTTAGTAGCTTTCTTAACATCCTTCTTTACTTCACGCTTAATAAATTTTTTATCTTCACGTCTTGGTGGACCAGGATCCTCCTCTACACCTTCTCTCATTCCTGGTTTTTGTCGAATTTCTTTAGCGATGCGAACCATGTCTTTATACATCACATCACTATCATAACGTCTTTTCAACTTGATACCAGATTCTACAATCTGCTTATCAACGCGTTCTCTAAAATTCTCAGGATGATATTGCTTAAGTTCAGCCAACATATCCCTATCACAACGACTTTGATTTCTATGTCGTCCATAGCACAAATCATGTTTCAATGCTATTCTATCTACACCATTGATGGGCGGTGTAAGAATCTGACCGTTCTTGATTCGTTTGTCGAGGTTAGTTCCCGGACCTGCAAAATTATAACGTCCCGACAAGCCGGCCAAATGCGTTTCACTTTTAAACGAATTATTGATACCCATTGGTGCTCGTACTTTAGCTTCTGGAAAAGCTTCTTTCTTACTATTATTGTGTCTCGCCTTAATAGGTGAGATTTCTGAGTCAAAAGTACTTTGTACTGGACCTGGATTCGGATGTATTCCGATAAGTTCATTTTGCGCCACCCAACACATCTTAAAACCGGCTTCGCGATATTTAATTTAAAAACCATGATAAAGTTCCAAAATTTGTGAGTGACTTTTCACTACAGTTTTATCTATTATCCATGAATATCCAAGTGCGTCAACTGGTGCTGTTTGAATATTAGTATTTAAGACACACCATTGTAAAAAACCATCCATTAAAACATATAAGTCAGGCCAATACACAGCTTGCATCATCAATTGTGATGTTCTAATGTAACTAAGGTGCAAGCTTCCATCGCGAATGCCAAAGCACCAAGAAGCAAAAAGCTTCTCTTTACTTAACCTAGCTACCATCAACAATCGACCTTTATACTTAACTACTATAGTTTCTCTACTACAAAAAGTATTATCACGCCATAAGCGTGGAACGCTACTCTCTAATTTAATTTGAATTCCAAATTCTGTCATATTAGTAACTATTTCAAGTGCTGGTAAGTCAGTATAAAATACACAATCATCACCACACACACTCATATCAAAATGACTCTTAAAATTACTATAACTGTGCCCTTGATTATTATCCCGACACCATTTCAAATAAGATTGAATAAACAAATTAAATACATGCATCGAATTTGTTTCAATTGTATTAGTGGATCCCGACGCATTTCCTCCTCTTTTACGAATTATAAATCCACCATACCACATATATGAATACCACATATCCCAAACCAAATGATTAAAAATTTTCCTATTTTCATCAGTACGTTCATCAACTAAAAAAGATTCCCAACGAACTTCATTCTCTAAACTATAACTATCTTCTAAAACAGTACTATCACACTTACTAATGTCGAAACAATAACATGACATCCCATGATGTTGTTTAGAAGTTTGCCAACTATGCCATCCTCCTTCAAACTCATTAAAACCTACAAACACAGGTTGAGTCTCAGGATTTTTTACTAATTTATAATTAAATTCGGCACTAAAACATAACAAATTCAGATGAAACGGAAATGGTGCTACACAAAAACTACGATATTTACGATTCAATATTTTCTCTATTTCAGCAACCATACTCTTCGGATATATGGTAAAAATTG